CGTAAGATCTTTCCGAGGGTTCAGTTGAAGTCCGGCATGCAGTCGGACATCGGTTGGTCGATTGATTTCGATTACGCAGGTATTCCGCGTATCGGTGATGAAGAATTTACTCTAAGGGCAGCCGGTCTACGAGGTTCCATTACGTCTAAACGTGCACACCTAGTTATCGTAGATGACCCTATTAAATCTAGTGCGGATATTAAGAACCCGGCTATCCGGGATGAGATGAATAACAACTGGTCGTCCGTTATTGCACCAATTATCTTCGAAGGTGGGCGTTCTATCTGTCTTGGAACTCGTTTCCATCCTCTAGATATCCATAAAACCATGTTTGTACCCACTAAAGGGTGGAAACAGGTGACGCAAGAGGCTATTACGTACGATAACAAGGGGGAACCAGTCAGTTATTGGCCGGAACAGTGGTCTGCTGACTATTTGTTAGGTCAGAAAGAGCTAGACCCCGTGGCTTTCGCTTATCAGTATCAACAGCAGCCCGTGATGACCTCTGATCTGGTCGTTTCTCCCGATCTGCTCGTTAAAGGAGAAGTTGTAACTGAATTTGACAGCCTCGCAGTCGGTATTGACCTCTCAGCAAGCAAGAACGAGACCAGCGACTACACAGCTTTTGTGTTAGGAGGGCGTTTAAAGGATAAATACTACATAATCGATGCTCACCAGTGTCGTTCCATCGGAAATCTTGAAAAAATAGACCTTCTGTGTGATATGTTGCTCGAATGGGGCATTTTGACGCAACATGACGGGCAATATATGCCGACATACTCCACGATCACCCTCGTGGTCGAGTCTGTAGCATACCAAGCGTCGTTGGCGGCGGACTTACGGCGAGTTTTGATTAACGATAGGGACCTAGGCAACTTACATATTCATGAAGTCAAGGGTTTTCGCGGAGACAAAATCGCCCGTTTCCGCGGAACGTTAGGTTTGCTAGAAAATAAGAAAATCACGTTCAACAAGTACCGTAAGTTCGACGCTCTGTTCGATCAGCTGATCAACGTCGGCGCCACAGCGCATGACGACCTCTTAGACGCATACACTTGGCTTATTGCGTATTTACAGCGCCGAGGGGAGTTTTCAATTGAGTACTGATTCAGCCCCCGTGGGAGACACTACAGTGCAAAAAGCTCTCGGCCCGGCCGAGCCTGATATGAAAGGTAAAAAAATATGGGTTGCTGTAACTGCGCACAGTCCTCTGAGTAGGATAGATCCTCTTATAAATGTTGTAAAAGCGTACAATGATTTTGTTTGCGATGTTTGTATTCATGTTTACGTAGATTACGAGTCTCAAAACTGTGTTGAGGATTTAGCGAAAATATTAGAAACAGTCTCAAATAAGACTATTGAGATAAAAGTCGCTTCTCCGGAATATGAAAATTGGTATCTTACCTGGGCTCATAAAACTGACCTAGCGTTAGCTGTCCTTAATAGAGTCGCAGATTTCTATATTTACCAGGAGAACGACATGGTTCTTCTTTGGGAGAATTTTACATATTGGGCTCGCTGGAAACCGCGTCTTGCTCAGATGGGCTTAGAGCCTGGTTTTGTTCGATATGAGTTATTTGAAGATAAGAAAATTGCTTTTGACAATTACTACTCGTATTCGTTGTCGCGAGAGACCCCTAGTATCTGGGGCCGTGTGGGATTTACGGTCCCTAAGCTTTTAGTCGTTGATCGCGAAGTTCATTTTTTTATCCAGCTGGCTAATCCGTATTACGGCGCGATGATTCTCGATCAATTCGATGCTGAGGTTTACATTCGTTCTGAAAGTTGCGATCCGGGGAAAAGTTACGCCAAGGTTGGAATCCGAAACTGGCCTATCGCGGATCGTAGTTCGCTTGGACTTACGTTCGAGAATATCCCTTCAGGATACGAACATAGACGTTGTGTTCCCATGCGGAAAGAAAACGGAGTGTATAAGTTGCACCCCAGTGGCCTTATTCGTCACGACGATCTCAAATATTCTCCAAAGTTAAAAGAACTTCATGGAAGTTTGTTAGACTGTGATCATCTAATAAGTCTGGTTTAAAGTGGCTGGCGGAGGCGCTGCCTTTGTGACCGTCGGATACCAGCTCCAGGGAAGAATTTTGTATCAGACGCTCAATAGAGGCGACGCATATAGACTTCGAAAGTTTATTGAATCCCGCAATGGAACGATTTTTTGGTTCAATCCTGTCTGAAAACGATGCTGTGCATCACCCTAAGCACTATACGCAAGGGGCTATCGAGTGCATTGATGCTTTGAAGGCTGCCTTAGGGGCGGAAGGGTTCAAAGCATATTGCCGCGGAGCTTGCCTCAAATATCTCTGGCGGACAGAACATAAAAACGGCGTGGAGGATTTGGAAAAATGCGCATGGTACTTAGATCGATTGATCGAAGAAGCCCAGGAATCGTCTAAACTGAGCTGAAGGAAATTTTTTAGTATGGACGTTCGCGCTTTTGGCAGTTATTACGGTTTTAGTGCTTCACTCCCCTACGCAAGCGGTTTTTTAGTTAACGCATCCGGTACTAACAGCAATTTTGCTGCCTGCCGCGGTATCTATGTCGAAAACGCTAATAAAAACGCAGATAAGACTTTGGTGGTTACGTTAGCGGATGCTCCTGGAACCCCGATGACTTTTCAGCACATACGCACGGATGTTCATTTACCCGTTTCCATAACCTCTATTAGCGGTATCAGTACTGTTGAACACGTATACGTTTTTTACTAATGGCTGAGATCGCTAAGAAAAAAGATCCCGAAAAGTGGGCTCGCGCAAAAGCCCGAGCACGTAAGAAATTAGGCGGGCACAGCGCCCGTGCGATGCAGCTCGCAACTAAGTACTATAAAGAAGCGGGCGGCCGTTACGAAGGCGGTAAGTCTTCGTCTAACCGACTTTCTCGTTGGGGAAAGGAAGATTGGCAAACTCGTGAAGAGTACGAAAAGGAGTCTAAGTAATGGCCTCTAGTTACAGTTCTTCTGATTTAGCCAAGCTTTTTTCAGGCGGAGAGGATAGCTTCCGGGAAGATGTTCTCGACGAAGTTACATCCGAAAAACTCTTCGATGAGCTGTATCAAGACACGTCCGATGCCACTCGTTTGGCACTTTGGAATCGTCTTTTGGATGCTACGAAAGACGATCTTTTAAAATCTGCGACTGTGTCCCGGATGACGGGCTCGCCCACGCAGGCTGGCGGGTCATACGTGTAATGGCTGATTTAGCTCGCGAAAAAGGTAGGACTGAACGTTATCTACCTAAAGCCGCGTGGGCTTCATTAAGTCCTTCTGAACGTCGCGCTACCGACGAAGCCAAGAAGCGTGCGACACGCGGCGACAGACCTGTAAATACTCAAGTTCCTAATACAGCTAAAGCACGCGAAGCTCGTCGTCGAGCATCTGAGTATATTAGGAAGAAGACTTCTTAAACAAAATGCGGAGCCCGTTCAACCAAGCCGCTGATTTTTTTGGCCGGGCTTTTTCCGATCAAGAGCAAGCTGCAGACACACAAGAATATTTAGATACCGTATATGACTCTCCATCTGAATACAATCTCCGCTTACAAAGCCCCACTATCGGTGCAATGCCTCCTGCTTTAACGGGTAACCCTTCCGCTGAGGATGAGATGGATAATTACGTGCGCGGTATGAAAGAGTCTTTACTCGAGGAAGCTCGGGCAAAGCGGCGCCCTACTAATGGCGATAGTGCTTTACGCGCCTCTGGCGGAATCAATACCGCCGTTAAGCGCTAATATGCTGACAGCCTTTAGGTTGTCATGCTGTTTGACTGTTTTTTGTATTTCGACGAAAAAGAGCTCCTAGAACTCAGAATTGAGTTACTTAAAGATATTGTAGATGGATTTATTATTACAGACGGAGACCGTACGTTTAAAGGCGATCCTAAGCCTTTTACGTGTGTAGATACCATCCGGGCTCTGGGTTTACCTGAGGATATGATTCAAGTTCTTCACGTCGAGCTTCCTACTCCTGAAGATATTCCTAATCCGTGGGCGCGCGAGTATGCCCAGAGGGATGCTTTAGGAGTCGGCATGCGTATGACTCCACCTGATTCTGTGTTCTTTTTCAGTGACGTTGACGAAATCCCTAAACCCGAAGCGTTGCTGGAGGCGGTCGAATTAGCCAAAGCAGACACTTCGCGGTGTGTTCGGCTATCCATGCCTATGTTCTACGGGCGTGCAGACCTTCGTGTCGTTAATCCGGAAGGCAGCCCTACTGAGGCTCCTAATAATTGGACTTGTGGCACAGTTGTTCTTCACGATCACTTAGATCAGACGCCCTCGCAAATCCGTCACAACCCAAACGATATTGTTGTTGGGAACTGTGATGCCGGGTGGCACTTTAGCTGGATGGGCGACGCATCTCGCATGAAACGTAAGGTCACTTCCTTCTCTCATTGCTATGACGTAATCCCTAACGCTGTAGCCCCTGCTGATAGCCAGGAAATGCTTGATTTTATCGACTCTTATCGTGCTGCGGCTGGAGCTACGGATCCCTTAGGGCGTACCGATCATATTCTTGAGCCTTATCCTCACGAATTGCTGCCAGCGAAGCTTTTTGAGCTAGATCGAGTTCGTAACTATCTGCTTCCTTAAGCATCTTTAGGTAACGCCTTAGTTTTTAAGAAAAAATTGTTTAAAATTAGACAAGTTCAACCGTAGATCTGTGGCTGCTAAACGTATGGCTGGAGGTAACCGTCCTGCGCCCGGCGGCCGGAGTCGTTCCCAGCCACGTGCGGCTACTCCCCGTCCGCAACCTCGAGCTGCTACTCCCCGTCCGCAACCTCGCGCGGCTGCTCCTCGTCCCCAAGCTGCTGCTCCTCGTCCCCAACGTCCGGCTGCTAGTCAGAACCGGATGACCTCTGTTTCTGGTGGGCTGGGCTCTCTTGGTGCTGCTCTTCCCCAACAGACTGGGCGCCCTCAGGCGGACCAAACTAAGGCTCGTCAAGCTAAAGGAAAGTCTTTAAAAAGGCTGCAGCAACCCAGTGGCGATATGACGCGTTCGATTGCGAAAGGACCTATTACAAAACCGAAAGATCGACCCAAAGTAGCCGCTGCTTCTCAACCTGCACAAAATTTAAGCTGGCAGTCAAGTGATATCGGAAAATACGCTACCGGGGGAGAAGTTTACGGCGGCTCGCTAGGCCCTGGTGTGTTCGACGCTGCCGCTTGGATGCGCGCGCGTAATGTTGGCGGCTTCAATGACGAACAGATTAAAGATTATTTAGCCAAGGGAGATACCGGTTTGTATATCGGTAATCGTCCTCAAGCTGTTATCGATAATTGGGCCACTCAGAATCCTAAGCAATACACTCAGTATGTAGATCCCACGGGGGAGAATAAATTCGAGCCGGCTCGAGTTTTATTCAACCCGTTAGGTTCGACCAATTTAGGTATTGGTCGCGGCGGTCTGCAGGACAAGGGAATCTCGTGGTACACAAGCTCTAACTTACCCGGCAACAACCAGACCGGGGAGATGAATGTGCTGGAAAATTCTTACTTCATGAATACACCCGAGGGTATGTCCCGAGTTTTTGAGGGCGAGTCGGCCGTCCCCACTCGTTTTATGGGGGACCCGAAAACTGGCCAGCCCAGCAGCGCCCCCGGCAGTATTCCGTTTGGTTACGATCAGTTCACGTCTCCGGCAGCCAAGAAATACCTCGAAAGCTTGCAGTACAAGGGCTCGTGGCTTAAGTAGACTGTTGGGGAGAAAAGTTCTCTTGAATTAACACTGTACTGAATATGGCAGCTGATACGCTGGGCGTTCGACAAAGATTCACTGAGATCTTAGAAGCGTCTCGGACGCAAGATCGCTCGCGTCAGGCCGCCACGATGGTGGTCTTAGGCCACCTCCAGCAAATGACCCTTCTGATGATTAAGAAGGGTTTATTTTTTTACTGCGAGCAGGACACTTACCGGGCTCGTACTCAGTTCTTACAAGATTTAATTGATTTAAATAAACTTGATATTCGTTTCCCCGCCATCATCCGGAATTTTTTGCTAGATGGCTGCGGGTTGTTTTACTTCCGTCCCGATCCAAAACTTAAATATCAGATATATTTCTTTACTAAGGATCAGTACCGTGTTTATCACGATATAAATGGAAATATCGAAGAAGTTGTAATTATTTATAGCTACAAGGTAAGGAATACGACGCTAGGTCTTCCTTCCGATAGTTACGGGATGAACGAACGTTACGTTCGCATCTCAATTACAAATGATCGTATAGATGAATTTGAGGCAAATACAGAGCTCAGTTTTGAATTAGAACCGGGTGCTGTTCTCAGCCCTAGGAATAGCCGTCCGAATACGCTTGGGTTTATACCGGCTGTTGAGGTTTTAAACAAACCAAATAGCAGCGGAACTGAAGGCGAAGGCGAGTTTGAGCCTTTCATGGAGCAGATTGTGCTTCATGACCAAATGATGCGCAATATCGCCAAGAACATTGAGTTTTTTGGTAATCCCACGCTTATTAGTTCGCGCCCTCGTAGCGATCTGGTCGAAGCTGCGGATGAAGGTCGTACATTCCGTCCGACTATTAGTAGTCAGAGCGGATTTGCAGGACGCGATACTCCATCTACTCGCGTTTCCGAACCTTTCGGTTCTGGTTCAACACTCGGGGGCTTAAAAGTCCCTCGCGTTATTGCGAATATTGAGCCGAATGACCGCGTGGGCTACATGACGCCCGACCCGGTTAACGGGGATATGAATCGTTACGCTTTGTTGCTGCGTGAAGAAATTCGAACAGCTTTGGGCGGTGTCGACGAGATCTCTATTTCCGCCGGTGCTACGGCAACAGAAATTAAAGGTTTGATGGGTCGCGCGCAGGCCACGGCGCTTCGCAAAAACAAAAGTTTCTTAACTTACGGTTTTTGTCGTCTGTTGGAGATGATTCTCTTCCATCAGGAGGAAATCTTCCGCGACAGCTTCATCGCCGTCAGCGGCATGAAGGCGCCTAACCCGCCTAAAGAGGAGACGCCAGAAGCGCTAGAAAAATATCAGATTTCTGTAGGCAAATTCGAGGCGAAGGTTGAGGCGGAACTTAAGAAAGCTCTTGAGGCTAATAACGTTCCGGCAGGTGTGTACGGTCTGCCTCCTGACGGTAATCGCGATGTTACTTATCGCTTCCAGGGTGATGTTTATGAAGACACTGCGTACGACATTAACCAAAAGTCAATCGTTGTACGAAATCTTCAAGAACTCGGTGTGGATAGCGTCGAAGCTCTGAAGTATCTCTTTCCTGATAAAACGGATGCTGAACGTAGTGAGATGCTGAAGGGATTTCCCTTCCGCATGATCCAACAAACGCAAGGCGCATTCCAGCAATTTTTAGTATTATTAAGTCAGATGTTGCAGACGCCGCATCCGCTTGCGCCGAATCAACCATTAGCGGCTGATCCTCGGCTAAACCTGACCGGCCTGTTATACAGGACGTTCGATCACCTTGCGCAAGAACTGACTTACTCGGGCAGCTATGAGCCAGCAGATCCCAGCTTCGATCCCGAGCCCGGTCTCCCCGGCGGTAGCAGCCCCTCAGGCAGCGCCCTCGGCGGATTTGGGCTCAACAGCCTACCCGCAGTGGGTAGCCAATACCCAGGGGGTGCCTTCGGTGGCTATGCCCCAAATGCAGTCGCCGGCAACACCGGTTACGGCCCCTTCTACCAGCAACCAGTACAACCAGTCTCCGTCAGTCTCCTCCCCGTCCAATCCGTGGGAAGCGGCGATGGGCAGCCTGGAACGGGTGGTTTCTCGGATCTCCCCGTCCCCCAGCCAGGCACAACAGTATCCTCAGTACCAAATGGTGCCGCAGGATACTCAACAGTACAGTCAGAATTTACAGGCCCAACCCTGGCTGTACCAAGCGCCTACGGATCAGCAGATCTCGTACAACAGCGCGTATACAACCCCGACTTCTTATCCGACTTCTACGGAAGCGCAACCCGCTCAACTAAGCGCGGAAACAAGCGCCGTAGTTAATCACTTCGGTATTGAAGCCCCTGCGGTTCTCAACGAGTACGCTGTTACTCTTGAAGATACGCTGATTCAGCAGAATGAAAACATGGAAGCCCTCGCTCTGCGAGCCGGCGCCATGGAGCACATCCTGACTGACCCTGATCAGCTGGCTGATTACACCAATCGGTTCTTCACCGAGGTGTACCCCGTGGACGAGGAGGTTGATTACGGCTACAGCCAACAGTATCAGCCTCAGTATGATCAAATGCCTGCTGTCCCTGCTGGTGCTACCGGCGGTGCTCGCGGTGCTGATGTTGAGTCTCAGTGGAACGGCTTCACTCAGACGATGGATCAGAACCCCGAAAACGCTTGGCGTTATCTGTCTCAGATGAGTCCTGATGCCATCCGTAGCAAGCTGTTGTTCTTGGACAACGCCTGAGCTACTATCCGCTAGGAGGATCCAGGGGACCCCGTCTGGTAGGCGGGGTTTTTTATTGTTAAACTACTTTTAGATTTAGCGTATAATCTTGGCCCCATTTCGAAGCGAGTCTCAGCGCCGCAAATTCTACGCGATGGCGGAACGCGGTGAAATCTCAAAAAATAAAGTAAAAGAGTATGAGGAAGAAACTAAAGGCGATCTCCCTGAGCGCGTAAAGAAAAAAGAGTCTATGGTTAAGGCCAAGCGTAAAGCTAAAAAATTCGCTAAAAAACGCGAGGAAATGCAGCGTGGCTAATCTCAACCGTCGTTCAAAAGCGGCCTCCACACCGGCAGAGTCAATTGCCGCCTTGCAATCCGAGCTGAGTGCCCTTCGCGAACTTTATGTTCGGGATATGCAAAATATCAGTGCGGACATGCAAGCTCTAAGTGCCAAAGTCGAGCCTGCTGCTGTTTCTGAAGACTGATTTTAAAAGTTTTATACTATATGTAACCGTGAGAAGCCGATATGTATACGCCTATAAGTAATTGGCGGTACGATAGCGGCTTTCACAGGGTTCAAAGCGGTCCGAACCACGAAGGCTATATCGTGGTTAGCTCTGGGATTGTGGATACCGGCGCGGATACCGGTATCGTCACTCCCGGAGCTCCGAATAGTGGGCTTTGGTATAACACTAACGAGTGGCGCGCTGTTCCTCGCGCGGTTTCTGGGTACTGGACAGATTATTCGGACGTTGATTACGCTCCGAGCGGAGCGCTAAGCAGTTATGTCGGGTATCGCCCTCTGGGTGTTTCGACAATCGCTAATGCAAAAGTTTCCACGTCTTATGGTCCCCAGTTTGGCTTAAGGACAACAGGGCAATCTACTTATTTCAATGGCGTTGCTCCTGCGTCTCAGGCTTACACTCCCTACAACACTCCCGACGACAACACAGCTGCTCAGGGTTACACAGGAGGGGGCGTAACTCACGGTCGTTATGAAGGCGGCATTCTCACAAATCCAACCAACGACACGTCCGGATCTCGCGCGTCGTGGGTGTATAACCCTCCTGTTTACTGTAAAACATATACGGAGACTGTTCGCAGCACAGCTCCTGGGCTGATGTCGACGGCTTTGCGGTACATCTACCGCGGAAAAGCCGGCACGTATATCTCTAACTTTGCGGCTATCTACCATCAGTTGCCTGAAGGTGTTCGCTCTATGGTGCGCACTTATTCACCTACAGTTAATTCAAGTAATCAAAAGTCAATTTGACCGCTAAAAATGCGACAAGCTGGTTTTGTTCAGCCTGTTTTCTAGTTAAATTAAGTATGTAGTTCTTCGGAGGTTGACGCTTTGTTCGTCGATAATGACTTCCCGAAGCTGCTGGGCGCTGAATTATACCGTCCTCACCCCGCGTATGTGGTGGAGATGGCAGCTGAGCCCGTGGTTGTTCACGATTTCTCGAAGCAACCCGGCCAGACTGTTCAGTTAGACCGGTACCGCTTCTGGGGCAATCCTGGTTCGAAAGAAAGCCGGGAGCGCACTGCCGAGCAAACCATCGGCACGGCTAACAGCCGCAACATTGTTAAGGACAAAGTGCTCGTGACCCTCCGCGAGTACACCGGTCCTGCTGACCCGAGTGATCCCACTCAGCCGAGCACCTTTAAGATTGCTCGCGAGACTCTGATCACCGCTCAGCGTCTGCTGTTGGACACCGGTAACCTTACCGCTTTCCACCAGTCCATCGGTTCTCTGACTCTGCTCGACGACTACCGTCGTTGGCGCGACCGGGTGTTCATCAATGAACTCCTGAAAGCTGTTTCCAAGGGTCAGGCTTCCGACAGCCAAGGTGGTTACTACTACCCCGGCGATCTTGCCGTTGGTAGCCTCACCTACGCCAACGCCGAGCAAGCTAAGTTCGACGTTAAGGATGACCTGCTGCGCGTGGTGAAGAGCCTGCGTAAGCGGAACACTCCTACCTACCAGGACGGTTTCTATCGCTGCGTCTGCGATCCTACCTTCCTGATGCACCTGCGCCAGAACAGCGACTTCCGTGAAGTTGCTCGTTACCCCGGCAACGGTCAGATCAACCCCCTCATGTCCTCGATGCAGCCCAACGCTGCCATCTACATGGGTCAGGGCTTCGGTCAAGCCACCTTCGTGGCCGGCGAGCCGATCATGCCCACGGGTTTTGTGTTCGAAGGCGTTCGCTTCTTCGAATCCACCAACATGCCCTCTCAGAGCCAGACTGCCACCATCGGCGGCACGTCGAAGTCTTACGAGAGCGCAATTGGTATGTTCTTCGGTCCCCAGAGCGTTGGCGTCGGCATCGGCGGTAACAATGCTCAGGTGTTGCTGAATAACAACGACGATTTCAGCCGTTTCATCATGATGATTTGGAGCCTGTACGCAGGTTTCGAACTTCTGAACGCTGATTTCGCGACCATCGCCTACTCCTTTAACGCTTGAGGAGGTAACTAACGATGGCCATCAACCCTAACCAGATCTCGGTTGCCAAGATTTATCCTGGTAACTACACCAACGTTCTTCGTTACTGGCACGAAGAGAAGTCCGTTGTTTACAACAACGAGAACGGCACCAGCGAAACCCTCGTCGATCAACCCGTCGGCGGTCCTGTTGGCGTTATTTTCCGTCCCGGCTGGATTGCTCAGCAGGCTGTCGGTTACGTGGACCTGTCTTATCAGGCCCTCGGTTCTGTCAACCAGCTTGAGTACTACACCAAGCCCTACGGTTCTGGTCTGAACGGGGACAACGTTCCCTTCACCACCGCCAACGTGATTATCCCCTCGCCGGATTATCACAAGGATGTGCGTTCCGACATTGCCGACGGTATCACTGTGCCTTCCGGCGCTTATGTGTACCGTGTGGGTCTGCGTCTCGACGGCGGCGATGTGGTTTCCAGCGGCGTGGGCGGCGGTTCCGCTACCCCCACTCTGGGTCTCGGCCCCGCTCTGAGCGTTGGTCTGAACAGCACCCCTACCCCTAGTGGTTTCTTTGCCACTATCGTCGGCGCCAACAGCCGCATCGAGAACGGTTCGTTCAATTCCACCAACGCTTGGAATGA